GTTCAGAAAGACGGTAAAACCGTAGTCGATGCAATTCAGAGCGACCCTAAGGTCGTCTACATCATTGATCGATTGTACTGGCGCGGACTCCAGATGATGGACACGATTACGAAGTATCGTTCCATCAACCCCACACAGCTCCACAAGTTGTTCAAACTCGTCGAAGCATGGCGCAAGTTATGTGATCAGACTGGAGTATTCGGCAACAAGCCACGAAGACCACCCTTCGTCGCCTTTATCTATGGAGAATCAGGAGTGGGCAAATCAGGCCTCACATTGCCTTTCGCACAGGATCTCATCGTGGCTAAGAAGGGAATGTTCGAACCAACAGACCTCTATATGAGGAATGTCGAACAAGAATTCTGGGACGGATATTTCGGACAGTTGTGCGTCATCTATGATGATTGCCTCCAGAAATTGGATTCTAAGACCAATCCGAATCCTGAGATTATGGAAATTATCCGCACTGGAAATCTGATACCCTTCAACCTTCACATGGCGGTCCTTGAGCAAAAGGCAAGATCCCGTTTCACATCTGAGATCGTCATCTGTTCTTCCAACAAGCACCCCTCTAGAGTTGCAATGGAATCCATCGTCCACAAGAAAGCCTTCTTCAGGAGGTTGACAGTGTGTGCGAGGGCCAGATTGTTGCCTGAGTTCAGTGTGATGATCGATAATGAGGAACGCTTGGATACTTCAAAAGTCGCAGCATGTGATACAAGGCCATATATCTTCGATCTAGTTGATCCGGCCACAGAAGAAACAATCAGAGCTGGTCTCACATATGAAGAACTGCTGGAACACAGTATTGATAAGATGGCTGACTTGGAAGTCCGAGGAGAAGCATTTAATGGCGCGTATGCGAAGCGTGTTGACGCCCACCGGGTCAAATATTTGACGGGAAGGTATGCTTTAGCCAAGGAGAGGCTCCCAGACCTTCCCCCAGTGGATACGCCCCAAGATACGCCAGAAGAAGCACCAGACGCTACCCACCAAGTCCTTGGTGGAGATATTGATGCAGGCGTTCGATACTTCAGGGACAGAGAAGCTGTTGATATCCCGATAGAACAGTGGGATCAGGAGAATGACGAGGATCTCGATCTCGAAGGCGCCCTTCAGGCTGTTGAGAATCTGACGCGACCCCGTGAAGAAAAGCCAACACTTAAGAGGAGAATCTTTGCTGAAATTAAAGACATTGCCAAGACCTTTCGTCGAACAATTAAGGAATTGACGTTCAAGCAGACGATCCTGATGGCAGTTGGTGCAGCGGCTGGTATGCTGGGCCTCTGGCTGATCTATCGTGGGGTGAAAGGAAGGATGGAGAACTATCAACGCAGACAGAAGAAGATGCGACCTCTACAAGAACGAGCACAGGAAATCATTCAAGAAGCTTTCCTCAGTGGTGATGAGAAGACGTCAGTGGCGGCTCGAGCGATCCTTGAGTCATATACCAACGCAAACCCAGCACCAATCGTTACTGCAACTCGTATGTCCACTCTCAAGGACACTCTGCGTGGATTGATTTCTGGCGCTGCAGCCACAGGACTTACAGAAGCAGCGGTGTCGAGTGATAGTATCACTAAACATAGCACCAAAGCTACCACTGAAGCACAATGCTCGTCCGAAACGAGTACGAACAAGACTCCCCTTGCAAAGACAGAGGCAGCCGCTTCCAGTGATCAGCTCACAAAGAAGAATGCGCAAGCCAGCACGGAAGGATTTGCATCAGGTGACGCACGTACAGTAAAGAGCCCAACCGCAAACGTTGAAGCACACATGCAGATGTGGGCAGACAAGTCAGCTCAGGCTTTGATCTCACATCGCATTTGGAATAACTTCTACCGCGTCTATTTGATGTCAAATGAAGGACACATGCGAGGAGTGGTCAACGGACTGTTTGTGCGCGACACTGTTATGCTTACCGTGGCTCACATGCCCCAGCTGATGCAACCTGGTGATGTTTTCATGTTAGCTGGGATAAATGACAAGGCGTATGAAGTTCCTGTGAAGGACTGCAAGATGGAGTACATTCGGTACACCAGTGGAGATAGGAAGGACGCTATGTTGATCCAGTTCCCCCGCATAGTCGCATCACACAGTGACATAGTTAAGCATTTCCAGAAACGCGAAGACCATCATCACGTTGCTGGGGCTGCTGTTCTGCCCGTGTATCGAGTGGGCTCAAAGAACGAACTCAATACTGCACTGCTGGCGACCAATGATTTCGCTGTTGAAGATGCAAGGGTCACCATGGAAGGAGTCGAGAAGAACTTCCGCCACATGATCGGATACTCCATGCCAACGGAGAAGGGTGACTGTGGTTCCCCGTTGGTCGTCCAGGAACGCACGCGCATTCGCAAGATCCTTGGAATCCACGATTTGGCATTGGATTCTGGTATGAGAAGTTATGCAGTTAACATCACGCAGGAAGACCTTCAGACTGCTTTATGCCGATTTACGGAGGTGATCATTCGTGATCTTGATAGTATTCCCTTCTTAGCACCACCAGCAGAATTGCAAGGTGCGCCGCTAGATCTACTGCCAGTCCAGAATCTGGCATACATTGGTAAGTGCTCTCAACCACCTTACGCACCAACGAAGTCAGACATCATCCCTTCAGCGCTTCACAACAAGATCTACCCAGCCAAGACCAGACCTGCCGTACTATATGACAAGGAAGAAGACATCATGGTTAAGGCCATCGCGAAGGCTGCACTGCACACTCCATACTTGGATAAAGAAGCAGTTTCCGCCGCTGCCAATGATGTAACCCGTGAATTGTGCCGGAACACCAACAAGAGCAAGCATCTTAGACGCGTGCTGACAATTGAAGAAGCAATTGAAGGAGTCGGTACTGATGATGAGTATCTTGGTCCCATCAATCGGCGAACATCTCCCGGCTATCCTTGGACTATTGGTAGGAAGGGTATGGGCAAACAGCAATGGCTTGGTAAGGACGATAATTACACCTGCACGCCAGATTTGCGTCTTGCCATCGTATCCCGCGAGAAGAGGGCGAAGAAAGGTATTGCAACCCCCGCGATCTGGACTGATTGTCTCAAAGATGAGAGGAGAAGCATCGAGAAAGTGGAAGCGAAGAAGACCCGTGTTTTCTCATGTGGCCCCCAAGATTTCACCATTCTCTGGCGCATGTATTTCCTTGGCTTCATTGCCCATATCATCCACAATCGTATTTCCAA